ATTACGCCATTTTTAATCACGGTGTCCCGCATCTTGTCTTTGGAGAACAAGTCGGCCACCGGGGCGTAGAACCGGCGGATACCATCGCGTTGCATGTGCAAGTCAATGCTGACCATTTCACCCAGGCCATCTCCAAACTCCTCGGAGTCAAAGAACCGCCCCGTTATATACAGGTCGCGGGAGTAAACTTCAATCTCAACCTCCTCGCCTGATTCAATTTTGACGCGCTTGAACACGCCACCTCTGGGCCCCCGGAAGAACGGATAGGGGTAGGGCGGTATCTCCACTGTGATGCGGGGGCCCTCGCCCTCGTCTGCATCTCCATACGAAGTTTCCACAATAAACGCCTGTGAGGCAGGGGGCGCATTGGGTACTGCAACCGTCACTGCGGCGGTCTCGGCGGGCATCTCCACGCGCTTGCCGACCAGTATGGGGCTGGATATCCGCTGAGTACATCCGGCACACCCTGCCGAATAGTTGGTGCGATACCAATCGCAGGTGTATGGCCCCTTGGTCTCTGCCGCTTTGGCTTCGGTGGAGTGGGCGCTGTACCCTGGGTGGCCTCTGGATAACTTGTGAATAGCCTGTTGACCATCCTCACACCGCACAGCAACCGATAGCGCGGCCCGCCATAGGGGTTCCTCAAGCGTTGCCACCTCGGTGATGGCCTTGGCCATCTGGGCGCACCCATTGCCTGACAAGCTGCGCTGGACAATCCTCAGGAAGTCACAGGTGGGGTAGTCCCCCACGGCCAGATTGCGGGTTGCCTCGTCCATGCCGAACTGCTTGGCGGCGGTCAGGTCAACTGGTGCGGGCGGCAGACACTTCTCAATATCTTCAACAGCAACTGGTAGGCCAGCATTCACGATGCGCACGGGGCGCGGCGTAGCTTCCTTAAAGTTGTTTGTCCCAGGCACTCGCAGGATGCGGGCGGCATCCGCAGTCACCGCTGGGTCGGCATGTAGATTCTGTTCACGGCACAGGGTTTTGAGGCGCTTGGCCATGCCCAGCCATTTGTCAGCTTCCAGGTCTTCAAGCAAGGGCCAGTACACATGGACACCGCCGCCAGAGAACACAATCGTGGGTTCGGGCATACCCGTAGCCCGCACGAAGGTACCCAGTTCGCTGCAAGCCTGGGCCGGGTCGTTGTACGGCTTGCCAGTGCCGCAATCCAAGTCGAGAAAAAAAGCACGTAGGTAGGCTGCGTTCTCTGCCTTGCGCCCCAACGCGGGGTCGGCAAAGCTTGCGAGTGCGTAGTAGGCATCAACGCCCCGGGCATCCAGCCCAACCGCAACCGCATCAATATCCGCAACAGTGTCGTGAAACGACTGCTTTACCAGCTTGCTTTTAATCCCAACCGCACAGTAGGTGCCCTGAGCGGGCAACACGGAGTCGAGAAAATTGTTCACATGTCCTCACGGCTCAACCACGCCGAAGCGCTTTGGCTTCGTAGCGTTTTGCAAGTTTTCTGATTGCCTCAATGTGTCGGGCCCGTGGGGTCGCTTTACCTGTGAACCAGTTATACACAGTTGCGCGGGTGACACCAAGCCGCAAGGCGATGGATGCGATCGGCATTTCCCGGTCGATACAAAGCCTTGCGAACTGGATGACGGGCAGAGTTTGATCTGCCCCCTCCACTTTACGGACAAAGAGGGTGGTGTACCCCCTTGTGACTTCAGTCATCCGTACCCCAGTCGGCAAGCACAGAGGCTACGTCTTTGGGGGGAGGTGGAGGCGCATCAGCGGCTTTCTTGCTGGCGCGTTTGACAGGCTCAGTCGTGGCGGCTGGGGCCTCGGTGGGCACAGGTGCTTGCTGGAACGCTTCGGGCAGGGCGAGGGGGGTACCCGTCTCTGCTCTTGACGGAACCATCTTGAACTCAGTGGCCATCTTGGCGTCATCGGTCAGGCTTTGGGCCTTGGCAATTTCCCACTCGTCTTGAGTCAGCGGGCGCACGGCGCGGAACTTCAACACCGGCACAGCCTCCGAGGTGTCAAAGCGGGCCTCAGTCACCAAGCCAGTGATTGGGATGCCGTGACCAGCCAGGAACTTGCCGTAGGCTTGCAGGGGCATCTTCTCGCCATCGGCCTTACCAAAATAAGACTTGGCGGGCCCCGACAGGCGGTACACATGGCCGCTGATATCGTTCTCCACGGTCACAGCCAAACGCTTGCTGAATCGGCATGCGCGAGACTTGCCTTCGCCAGAGCCCTCAATATTTTGGGGGCAGGTAGCGCACGAAGAACTCTGTGGCTCAGTGACTTCGGCGTTGGGCGCAACGCCTTCCGCTGACCAGCAAATCGGCTTAACGTCTTTGCCTTCCTCATATTTGCCTGCGTAGAAAGTGCGGGTGATGCCCTTGCCGCTGGCAACCACCACGAAGTTCATGGCGCGGTCTTCGTTCTTGGCGACTTCTTCGCCGCCTACGACCATACGCCACACGCCTCCTTTGATGGAGATTTGTTTGCCGCCAGAGCTACCAGCAATATCGCGGGTAGTTGCATCAGGAGCGTTACGCAGGTAGTCGGGGATGTGTGAGCCAGATTTGAAGAGAGAGATGTTACTCATTTGATTTCCTTTGGTTGATTAACGTGCACGACGAACGGTGACCGAATACTTTGAATCCACATTCATGCCGGTTGGCAGTTTGTCAGGGTTGGCTTGCAAAAATTCTTTGAAGTTACCCTGGTGAATGCGGCGCTCAAGCAACTCGGGCGCACTGTGCTCTTTGATAAGCCGGTACACGCTATCCCAATCGGACGGCCAATACCGGGTTTTGACAGATCGCCGAAACGACCCATACTGTGTGGAGCCACCGTCTTGACCGGTGGTCTTGCAAATTTCCAAGAGTTCTGCCTCTATGAGTTCAAGTTGCGCTTCAAGGGCGGCAACTTCCTCTTCCATTTGTTTTTGTTTGATGTCTTTGGCATCGCGTATTTTTATATACACCTTTACCAGTTGGTTTGCGTCCATATGATTTCCTTTGATTTGCGTTGATGAAACAAATTATACAGTGTCAAATTACGCTGTCAAGCGATTTCTTGTTTGTATAACTCAACAAGGTCCAAGTGCATGTCAATCTTGCTCTGGAGCATGATGTACATCCTGCGCTCAACCGGACTCCCTTGCAGGTGAGTGACGGTTACCTTGTTGGTTTGGCCCGCCCGGTGTGCCCGGGAGTTGGCTTGCATATAGATTTCTGTTGATGCTACAGGACCCCACCAGACAACTTGGTCTGCGCGGGTTAGGGTAATCCCGTGGGCTGTCGCTTGGGGTATCAGGAGTAACACCCGGGGGTCATCTTCGGTCTGGAACCTTTTGATTATTTCCCCGCGCTTAGATGCTGGTATGTCGCCGTGTATGGACTCAGTTGTGATGGACCGCTTGACAAGTTCGTCCTCCAGCATGTTGAGCGAGTGCCGGAACGGTATGAAGACAATTACCTTGTTGGAGGTCTCGTCAATCACATCCAGCAGTGCATTGAGCCTGTTGCTCACATCGAACTCAACCACGTCTCTATTGTCCGTATAGGCCGCGCCTTGGGAGATTTGCAGTAACTTGTTGAGCAACGCCGCCGCATTGGGTGCGGTAATTTCTTCGCCTGCGGCAACCATCATCATTTGCTTGCGGATGGCATCGTAGTACTTCTGCTGTTGTGCGGTGAGCGGCACCTCCCTGGTGGTGAACAGCATGTCGGGCAAGTCCAGGCACTCTTCTTTGGTGAAGCGTATCGCTGGCTGCAATACCTTGTGCACTGTGTCGCGGGCATCGTGCTTGGGGGCCCACTTGTACTGCGTGATCTTGTTCATCACCTTGTCGCGGAATGAGCCAAAGAACAGTGGCACTGAACTGGGGTTGACCAGCTTGGCCAGACCATACGCATCCACGGGGGACTGCGCCGCAGGGGTACCCGTCATCAGCCACAGCCGCGTGTTTGCTTTGACAAGGCTTGCAAGCATCTTCCAGCGATCGGTCTGCACGCTCTTGATGGCGTTGGCCTCGTCCACAATAATCAAGTCAAAGCCGCCGTTCCTAAGTTCTTCTGCAACAACCTTTACGCCATCAAAGTTGATGATTACAAACTCGTAGTCGCCGTTTACGATTGCCTGTCGTTGCTTCTTGGTGCCCTGGGCGATCGCCACTGTGCGGTGCATCACCGTGCGGAATAAGTCAGCCCGCCATGCTGTCTCCATGATTGACACTGGGCACACCACCAACACTCGATTGACCCGCCCATGGGTTATCAAATAGTCCGCTGCCCATGCCGCCGCACTGGTCTTGCCTGTGCCTGCCTCGTTGAACACAAAGCATCTCGGATGCAGAGTGAGGAAGTCGGCAGTCGTTCGTTGGTGCTCGAACGGCACATACACCCCAGGCCACTTGTACCGCCCGAGGATGGGGCTTGGTGCGTCTTTGATGCCTAGGTTGCGTAGCAGTTGGACCTCGTCAAAGTCCCAGTTGACCAGCACCTGGGATTCCCCATCTTGCTCGGACATGACCTTGCTTTTGGGAATGAGTGCCGTTATCTGTTCGGCATTGCGCGTGTTAAACAGTAGCGCCCTGTCTTGGATGATTTGCATAGCGTTGATTGATGTGACAAAAAGAGCCGGGTAGAGTGAACTACCCGGCAAAACTAGAGGAGAACGATAGCCCAACGATTGCTCGTCAGGCCCCGAAATGGTAGCTTACTTCTTCCTTTCGCGTTTAGAAGTTTCGGACTTCAAACCATTGGTTTTGGTCCTGGCAAAACTACGATTCGCCGTGTTGGGT